ACAAATAGAGCTAAGGCTGTTATATTGATGCAGCACATTATATGTCAGTTCATTATGCATCTAAGACAATATTTCAGGATAAAGGTTATATCTGTAATAGGTAACGAATCAAGAGCCAATCAGGAAATGAGCTTTTCAGCTAATTCACTATCAAATAATTATGACTTTCTTATTTTTGAAGGAATTAAACAGATTTTTACTTTCGCAAAAATAAAAGATGTTATATTTTCAGATATGGACCAAATGGAATTACTTGTAAATATATCTGGTAAAAAATGGTTAATAGCACATGATATCTCAAAATATACTGATAAACAAATCAAAACACAAGCAACTATAGGTAGATATGCACTTGCAGGCGTAAATATTGATTACATACTCGGTGGACATATACACGCAAGTAGAATCACAGATATTTCTGCAAGATCATCTTCTATTTCAGGATCAAACGAGTATAACGAAAATGCTTTGAATTTACATGGCAGAGCAGCGCAGAACCTGTTTATAGTAGATGAAAAAACGAGAAGATCAATTGTTGTTGACCTACAGGATTCATCTGAGTATAAAGGATATGAGATTGTGAAAGAGCTTGAAGCATACCACGCAAAATCAGCTGATAAAGCAGAACAAAAAACAGTTATTTTTCAAGTAGTAACCTAAAAATTTGGAGGCTATAATGACCGAAAAAGAGCGGAAAATTTATCAAGAAGAAGCGAAAAAACAAGGGAAGTTGCCACCAGGGCGACCGATAAAGCAAAGTAATTTTCGTAATAGTAAATACGGCAGACCAGCGAAGCGGAGAAATAAATGACAAAAGAACAGATTTACGATGATGCACTAAATAAATTTGGTGAAGATAATCAAACAAAGAAATTTATCGAGGAATGCAGCGAGCTGATTAGAGCTATATGCAGAGATGAGTTGGATAATATAGAAGAAGAATTTGCTGATTTTGAGATAATGGCAGAGCAGTTTAAGCGATACAGACAAGTAAGTGCAGAAGCAATAGAAGAGAAGAAGCAATATAAACTTGATAGATTAAGAAAACTAGTGAGCTAGGAGGATGAGATGAATATTCAAATGAATAACGATAGATTAAGCAGGATCATATATATTCTTAGAGCTAATGAGTTTTGCCCCGAAGATGTACTGTTACAAAAGCAAGAATGTAGTGGGAAATGCTATGAATGCTTTAAAAAAGCATTTGAGAACACGAATAAGGCTTTAGGGGAACAAAATGTATAAAAGACTATGCCCGATATGCGGAAACAATATAGAATATAAAGATAAATATTCAATGAGACGAGCAGCGGAGAGACAGACTAAGTGTCATGTGTGTAAGAAACCAGGTAGGCTACGGATAAAGTTTAGAGCTATTTCACCAGCAGGAGAGATATATGAAGATGATAACATGGCACACTTCGCCAGAGAACATCACCTGTTGAAAGCTAGGGTGTCAGATTGCGTGAACGGGATTAAGAAACATACAGCCGGGTGGAGATTTGAAAAAATATTGGAGGGGAAATGATTGATTTAATTCATGGTGACTGCGTAGAAAAAATGAAAAACATTGAGGATAACTCTATTGATCTTATATGTATTGATCCGCCATATAATATTGGTAAAGACAAGAAATGGGATAAATGGAAAACAGTATCAGATTATGTTGAGTTTATGGGTAAAGTATTCTTTGAATGCCAAAGAATATTAAAAGATAATGGATCTTTTTATTTCTTCCATAATGATTTTTTGCAAATTGTTGAGCTACAAAATTGGATAAATAAGAATACAAAACTAAACTTTAAGCAGCTTATAGTATGGAATCAAAGATTTAAAGGAATGGAATGGATAGATACAAATAATCGCAAAAGGACATACAGGGATTATTCGGCAATATTAACAAATAAATCATTAAGAAACTATAAAAAAATGGCTGAATATTGTCTTTATTATACATTTCAAGATGAGACTGGATTAAATAAAATTAAATCAAATGAAAATACTTTTACTCCAATAAAAGAATACTTAAAAAAAGAAAAACAAAAATCAAAATTAACCTTAACTGATTTAAATGAGATATTAACAGGAAAAAGAAAATCAGATTTAATTGCAAAAAGATATTTTGGAGTTAGTCAATGGGAATTGCCAACTAAACAAATGTATTTAAAACTACAAACAACTGGATACTTTAATCGTTCTTACGAATCATTACGCCAAGAATACGAATCATTACGTTATACTTTTAATAATCAAAAAACGCATCATTCAGTTTGGAATTATGAAATTGCAAAAAAACAAGGGCATATTACGCCTAAGCCAGTTGATTTAATTGAGAATATAATTAAGCATTCTAGTAATGAGAACGATGTTGTTTTAGATTGCTTTATGGGTAGCGGAACAACAGGTATAGCTTGTTTAAATTTGAAGAGAAAGTTTATTGGGATAGAAAAAGATGAAACATATTTTAAGTTAGCAAAAGAACGAATTGAAAATCATAAAAATCAACCTGAGCTGTTTGCGATGGATATGTAAATTAAAATATTGGAGGAGAAATGAAAGAATATACCAAAGATACAGTAAAACTCATTCAAGCTGATTGTATGGAGATTATGAAAACACTACCAGATAATTTTTATGACCTTTCTATAGTTGATCCGCCATATGGAATAGGAATTGATGGACAAAAAGAAAGTAAAAAAAATGGAGTTCAAATAAGAAAACAACATGATTTTAAAAATTGGGACAATGCAATACCATCTAAAGAATATTTTAATGAATTGCAAAGAATTAGTAAAAATCAAATAATTTGGGGGGGAAATTATTTTACTGAATATTTAAAGCCAACAAAAGCTTGGATTTTTTGGTATAAAGGACAACAAGGATTAACTATGAGTGATGGAGAATTGGCATGGACATCGGTCAAACAAGTTACAAGAATGGTAAACATACATAGAACACATACCAACACAAAAACCAGTCGATCTATATAAATGGCTTCTCCGTAAATATGCTAAACCTGGCGATAAAATAATTGATACTCACGGTGGTTCATTCAGCTCCGCAGTAGCTGCATGGCAATTAGGCTTTGATTATCTCGGCATTGAGATAGATGAGGAGTATTTTGATAATGCGGTGAAAAGGTTAAGCGAGACAGATCAAACAGAACTATTTGCAATGGATATGTAATTAAAATATTGGAGGAATAATGAAATACAAATCAATGACAGTTTACGTGCCTGAAGATTATAAAAAACAGATAAATAATATCAAAGAAGAATACGATCTAACAATGAGCCAAGCGTATAGGCATATATACGGATTAGATCAGCAGGAGTTTGCGTTTCATTTTAGTGCGAAAGAGAAGCCATTACTCTTATACATTCAAACAATTTCAGTAATTTTCGGGAAAAGAAAAACAAAGTTAAAGAGAAATTCTATGAATGGATATTTAGAAGAATGTCAGCTCAGAGATCGTTTATTGTGCAGACATTACTCCCTAGCCTAGAGGAAGGCTTTGAGGGATTGACCGATAAAGCAGCCACTAAACAGCTTGATTTAGTTGAAGCTATGTGTTATATTATCGAGCATGGAGACAGGAAAACGTGGGATGGGGTGAAGAAGCTAGCGCAGCCTTATATGAACAAACAATTCATAAAAAAGTAGGTGTAGCATGAGAAGTAAGTATTACAATAAAAAAGTTATATATGATGGTATTAGCTTTGATTCACAGAAAGAATGCAAGAGATATAAAGTATTGAAGTTTAGAGAAAAAGCTGGTGAGATTATGTGCTTAGAGTTACAGCCTAAGTTCTTACTACAGGAAACATTTAAGGCTAATGGCGAGACGCATAGAGCGATTAGCTATAAAGCAGATTTCAAATACTTTGATATACTTGAGAATAAATTAATAGTTGAAGATGTGAAAGGATTTATTACGGATGTTTATAAGATTAAGAAGAAATTGTTTTTATATAAATATCCAGGAATATGTTTTATTGAAATGTAGAAATTAACTTGACATTCAATTAATAAATTTATTTTATTGGTTTATATTTAAACAAGGAGGATTGAGATGAGAGTAAAAGATTTATCAGAAGAAAAAAAAGAATTTGAACCGATTAGATTGGAGATTACATTTGAGACAGAGGAAGAAGCAGTTGAGTTTTGGCATAGAATGAATGCAAGTGCATCTTTGTATGGTCTATATGGACAAACAGAGAGGATGAGAAAGGGAATAAAAGAAGGAAGATTAATATATACAGGGATGGCACGTAATTGCTGGAAGGCAATAGATTATGCGATTAAAAAGCAAGATATAAAGATCTAACTATAAATAATTAATTCGCTCCCATTTCGGGAGCTTTTTTTTATTCACTAATATAAAACGTTAAAAATAACTTGACATAAAATAAAATATTATTACTTTATGGAATTGTTAAAACCCCTCAAGCCCTGGATGCTGGAAGATAACCGTATCCTTAATGCATCATAATCATGATGGGGCTCAAACAGAGGGGTTATTATTATTTTTTATAGGAGGTATTCTTGCCGTTTCCTAATTATCACGCAGCTAGAATAAAATCTCCTACTTTATTTGTTAGAATACGAACAATACAGACTCTTCCAAATGGAATAAGAATACTTGGTGGAACATTGAAATCTGATCCAAGAGGCGGAGTAAAAACACAATCCTATCGATTCCCAAAAAACAAATTCACAGTAAAAGAAGCTAGAGAATGGCTGAAAAAATATAAAATTAGTTACATATCTTTTGAACCTGCTCAAGGAGAATGATATGGCATATTCTGGCATAATCTCATTGGATGAAATGGAACACATTTGTGTTTATTGTTATTATATGGATGTATGTCAAACCAATTTAAACTCTTCAGAAGATATAGTTGAATGTAACGAATTTACACGAATGGAAGAAAATTAGTGGCAAAAGTAGGCAGACCAAGTAAATACAGCTTAGTTGATATAGACCAGGTGGAGCGATTATCTCTGCTTGGGCTTACAGATGAAGAGATGGCTGCTTTTTATGGAATAAACGTAGCAACACTGTATAGATGGAAGAACGAACACTCTGAATTTAGCGAGGCCTTAAAAAAGGGAAAAGAAGAAGCTGACGGGCATGTGGCACGCAGTTTATATAATGAAGCAGTAGGTGGAAACGTCACAGCACAGATATATTGGTTAAAGAATAGACAGCCTAAAAAATGGCGTGATAAACCAGAAGAAATAAACAAGGACAACTCGAAAGAATCAGTTGACTTTGATTTCGAGGAGATAAAATAACAGGAGGGAAAAATGGTACCAAAAGCAAATGAAACAAAAGTTGAGAGATTAGAAAGGGCGATTAATAGCTTACATGAAGCCATAAAATCAATTGGAAGCTTTATTGATGAGGTCCATTGTCAAGAAAGTACTTGCGCTGTTTTGATGAAAGAAAACAGGTCATTAGTTTCATTTCTTGATGAAGCACCATTAGAAATTGAAGACAATGCAAGTAGAATTAAGGAATATGTAAACATAATGAGAGCTATGTTTATAATTGATTCTACTGTTAATCCAATTAAACATAAAGATAACACTCTATATGATCCAAAGCAATTAAATTTATAGCAAGGTGTATAATTGAAAGTAAAAGCTAAAGTTAAAGTTCTTCCTCATCAGAAGGCATACGCTGAAAACCGAGATTCATTTGTCGGTATTGTAGCCGGCTATGGTAGCGGGAAATCAGATGCGGATGTATTTAGGACTTTTTCACTAGCAAGGTATCGGAATAGGATGGGGCAGAAATTCTCTTTAGTTTTAACTGCTCCGACATATAGAATATTAAAAGATGCTAATATTCCTGATTTCATGGAATTTTTAGAGAAGTATAAAGTAAGGAACATTTACAGAGATAATGACAAAAAAGTTATTTTACAGGCTGACGAGCTTAAAGGCGAGATATGGTTTAGATCTGCGGATAAACCCGAAAATATAGTAGGTTTTGACGCTACAGACGCTATCCTGGATGAATACGATATACAGAAGCCAGCAAAGCAAAAAGAAGTATGGACTAAGATTAATGGACGTATGCGTGGTTGTACTAATTCGACGTTAGCAATATCGACAACAGCGGAAGGATTTAGATATACATATCAGCTATTCCATGAAGAGAACATTGGAACACTTATAAACGCTAGAACATATCACAATGTTTATCTTCCTATTGGTTATGTTTGGAACAACTTATTTAAGCAGTATGGCAAGAATGTGCCTAAAGAGATTCCGGAAGAATTATTAGAAACATATAATAGTTTTTGGAATGAATCGGATCAGGACAAAAGAGATGCTTTATTATCTAAACTATTCAAAATATGGGATAACTATTATTTATTATATTACACTCCACTATTAGGGCAATATGTAGGCGGTGAATTTGTTAACATTAACGGATTGGCTGCCTTATATGCTTTTGATAGAAGCAAGAATATTATCGAGCCAATTAATAGGCGAAACACTCCAAGAGACCTTATAATCGGGATGGACTTCAACGTATCACCATTCACAGCTACAATTAGCTATCTTGAATATGATTATCAGCGTAAACCTGCGAAAATGGTTACATTTGATGAGAGATATATCGTGAATAATGGTATTAATACAGAATATTCATCTTACACGGATAAAGCGATTCAATCTATATTAAATGAATATCCAAATGCTTTTTGGAAACGCACAAATCCTAATAATCAAGAATTACAATCAAAACCAACATATAATATTACTATTTGCCCCGATATGTCAGGAATGAAGGGATTAGGTAAAAGACAAACATCAGCGAGTAGAACTGACATTCAGATATTAAAACAATATGAAGTTAATATTAATGGTGTATCTAATCCTAAAGTAAGGGATAGACTAAATTCAGCCAACACAGCGTTATATAATAATAAATGGGAAATAACAAGTAATTGCGAATATCTCATCAGAGACTGCGAAAAAGTTGTAATCGATAAGTATGGAGATATAGATAAATCCGATATAGAATTAGCGCAAATCATAGACGCTGGAACCTACGCAGTATTCAGATACTTCCCAATTAAAAAAGAAAATAGAAATATTATCAGGAGCGCATAGTGACAGATAAAACAGTTGCAGCAGTAAAACAACAGGCTAAATGGAACGAGGATTTACACCGTAGAGCTACAGCAGAGAAAATAATTGATTATTATTATAATAGACAAGATTTATATCTAGCGAAAGCTCTTGAGAATAGCTATCCTAATTCTCATGAGGATATGTGGAAATATCGTGACTTCCTGAATCTCACCGAATCTATTTACGATGATATCTCTATTGTCTTTGAAGAGCCTGTGACTATTGCTGCTAAAGATGGAACAGATGCTGTTGAAGAGCTGCTAAACGATATGACTTCTAGTTCTATGCTTAATCCTGTTATGCAAAAGGTAAATGTTTACACTAATATGCTGAAAAAATGTGGTGTGATGCCTCATTATGATAAAGAAAGTAATAAAGTTATTTTGGAAATCATTACTCCTGATAAAGTTTTTGTAAAACAGAACGAAGAGATACCGAGTAAAGCTGATGAAGTATGGGTACAGATCGGGATAATGTCAAATTCTCCGCATTCAGTAGATAAAGTGATTAAATATTCTGTTTGGACAATAGAAGAACAAAGAATCGTTTCTATTAATTCAAGTAATGGTAGAATAATAAAAGAGCATGATAAATTCCCCAATCCTTATAAGCGCATTCCTATTGTTTGGTTTACGAATGATATCGAAGAAGATTGTTTCTGGTTTGACCTAGATAACTACATCGTCAAAAAGAATGAAATAATTAACCAGGATTTAACGGCAGCAAGGTTTGGCACATCTCTGCAATCTTTCTCTACATTAGTAATGGAGGGATTCGATAATCATTCTGACATAAAAATGGGTGTTCAACGTCCGATAATAATCCCAACAAATGATATTGGAGAAAGTCAAGGAAAAGCATATTATATCACTCCTGGATCAGATCTAGAAAAAATATATAATATTATAGATGGTAAAGCACTAGACGCAGCAAGATCTTTGGGAGTATCTGCAGAATCATATAAACGTAAAGGTTCAACATTCTCATCCGGCTATCAATTAAAATTAAGCAAGTCAGACGTATTAAAAAGAAATAAACGTGACAGAGCATTTTATGAGCCTAAACTTCGTGAGCTAATAGAACTAATGATGCTGTGTTTCAGTATTAACAATCCTACTAAGCGTTTCCCAGAAGGAACAGAAGTAACAATAGACTTCGGAGAAATCAAAATAGAAGATAATCCGATGGAACAGGCAAAGATAAATGGAATAGAATTAAGCCAGAATTTAACATCAGGACCACGTTTATTAATGCGCAGAAATCCCGATTTAACACTAGATGAAGCTAAACAGCTATTCAATGAAATCAAAGCAGAGAATCAGCAATTTAGCATTGGTGCTGGATTGGCGAGAGTATTAGACATAGGAGGTGAATAATGGAAATGCTTAAACCATGCCCATTTTGTGGTGGAACAGCCAAAATATACGGTGATAAATTTAATGGATATGATGTTTCATGTAATGAATGTGGATGTAAGATTGGTTGTTTTGAAGGTCGTGACGGACTTGGGTGTAAATTAGATTGTTTTAATAGTCGCGGTGAATGTGGACACAATCCAACAATTAAAAAAGCCATTTCTTCATGGAATAAAAGAGCATAATGTCAGTTATAGATAATATCCTTGATAGCAGCATCAATACTTTCGAGGCACAGCTTGGTTCTGTAGCTACAAACATACAGAAACAGCTATTGCCTTATTTGTCTCAATTGCAGCTTGAGGGTAGTCTTATATTAAGCAATGACGTCAATCTTGACCTTGTACTAGCTTTTGCTGATGAGTTTCAAACAGTATTACAAAATGCAGGCTATACCGACTTAATGCAGAAGTATGTTGATGAAACTTCTAGCATTATAGCTAAGATAAAAAAGGCATCTGATAATACTCCATTGCCATATAAATTCGTTGCAACTGATTTAAAAACATTCGAGGCTTTGCAACGGATTGATCTCATGGAGCTTGGAAATATCGGGCAAAAGGCTGCGACAGTATTACAAACAGGATTAATGAACTCAGTTCTTGCAGGGCAGTCTTACGATACAATGTTCAGAGATTTGGTTGATAAGCTAGATAATAATCTAGTAAGATATGCCAAAACTTATATAACAACAGCAAGATCACAGCTACTACAGAAGATGGAAGATCTATCGGCAGAGAATAGACCTGGTGAGAATTATTGGGAATATATTGGCCCTGCTGATGCTAAAAATAGAGATGAATGTATCGAGGGCTTGGCTAAACGTGTGTTTGATGATGTCGCGAAGGGAGACTTTGAGAATACATACGGATTAAGATATAATTGCCGGCATACATTCCATTTAATAACAAAAGAAAGATACGATAAGTTAAAATAGGAGGAAAGAATGAAAGGATATTATCTTATTACTACTGACGAATGGTTTATTGCGCCTGACGGGAAAGATTACAAGGCAGTATGGGGAAATGTTGAGATACTACCAGACACTATGCTTGGAATAAAAACAAATAAAGGATCAGCTAACTGGTATGCAAAAATAGGTAACGAAAATAATCATGCAATAATTGCTGGATGTCAAATACAATATGCAGTTAAATGTGATGCAAAACCAGAAAATAAAGACAATGAAATATGGAGCATTGTTGATGGTAAAATAATAAAATCAAATACTCCATGTAGAATATATTTTGCAGAATAAGTTAAAATAGGAGGAAAGATGATAGAAAAGACTTGGATTAAACAAGAAGGGCAATACGGAAAAACTTGGGTGAGAGTTATTCCTGCACATGTTAAACGTGTTGAATACACAACTGAGGGTGATCTTCTTGTGTGTAACTTTGGCGAAAATGATTATTCAGTGATTAAATGCGGATCTGAAAAGAATGCCAAAGATGCAGTAAAAAACATTATGGAGAATGGAGATAGCAAGGTTGCTATTGAGATAAAAATAAGTGCGCCACAAAAGGCGAAAAAATGTAAGGAGTAATGATGAGTAAGGTTAGCGAACTTTTAGCTAAGCATGGCGTTGAAAATGCGGAAGTAAAAGCAGAACTTGAGCAACTGCTTGCGACTGTGGAGTCGGATAAAACCAATGGAATCCCTGAAAGCAGATTTAAGGAAGTAATCAAGGAACGAAACGAAGCTAGAGCTAGAATTGTTGAAATGGAATCTGAGCTTGAACAATCACAATCGAAATTGGAAAAACTTGAAACTGATTATTCAGAAGCTGGAAAATGGAAACAAGAACTTGATGCTTTCAAGGAAAAACAGTTTAACGAAAGTAGAACTCTTTGGATTGAGAAATCAAAGCTGTTTAAGGTCGAGGAGACAGATAAAATGTTCTCTAAGATCGATAAAATCAAAGCTGATTTTGTTATTAAAGAAAACCCCGAAGATTATACTAATGAAGAAATTGCTCAGAACATAAACGCTTTAAAGCCTTACGAAAAAATCGGATATTTTGCCGTGGATAATAAAGATCCAGGCTTTGATGATTCAAGAAGTAAAAAAGAAAAACCAACTGACCCTAAAAATGACCCAGTTTTTGGGGTATTGTACAAGTAAAAAGGAGAACTAAATGGCTAGTACATTAAGAGATCTTGGCGTTATGTATGCTGTAGAGGGCATGCCGTCAATCGAAAATCTGGTAAAGAAATCTGGTATTCTGAAAACTGCTCTTGCGATTCCATCTAGTAATGGAACATTCCATAAGTATAAGATGTTGGATGACCTGCCAACTGGAACTGTAAGAACTATCGGCGGTGGTGTAGTTGCTCAGGTGACTTCCAAAACTCCTATCCAGCTTGACCTTAAAGAAATCTATTCTGTATGTGAAGAAGATGCTACTATCGTTGAAGAAACCGGCATTCAATCTTATTTCATGGAAGAAATGCCTATCTTTACTGAAGGTATGGGGCAGACTGTTGCTAAATTGATGATTTATGGTAATGATGCTACATTCGGTCTTGCAGATGGTCCACTTGGATTCCATCAAATCGCAAAAGCTTCTGGAAATCTTGTTCAGAAGGGTGGTGACACAGGTAGCAGAACAACTATTTTTGTTGTTAAATATCGCCCAGGTAGAGCTGGTTGTGGTCTTGTTTATAACGACAAAATCATGCAGGCTGGTGAAATTGTAAAAGCTCGCCTTGTTAATAATGGTAATAGAATCGTTGAAAATGTAAGTGGCACACAATACCCGAAATATAAAATGGATTTCACTTCTTATTTCGCATTCTTGTCAGGTTCTAATTATGACGTTGCTGCTATTACTCAGATTCAAGATGCAACTGACGATAGACCTACTGCAACTGATATTGACACTATTATTGATATGGTTAAGGGTACTGCAGAAGATACCTTCATTTATAGCTCACGTACAGGAAAGAGACTCGGTGGAATGCTGAAAGACTCTAAACTTCAACTTGGTGCTTTTGATGACAACTACAGAACCCGTATAGATTTCTGGGATGTATTGGACTAAAGGAGTAATATAATGGCAAAAAATTATGGTAAAAACGTATTAGGTGTATTATTCGACAATGTGGCTGTAGATGCTACAGAATATTCAACAACTGTGAATATTGGGAATCCCAAGACAAATGCAGGTGTTTGTATTTCTGTTTACGCTGATGAAGCATTGACAGTAGCTACAGGTAGTGCATATTCTATTGAAGTGTTGCTATCAACCACCACTAATCCTACTGTTGGAACTGATCATGTTCATGTGATTCCATTCAGTTTGACTGCTGCTGACGATGAAGTAGTAGTTGCTGCTGCTGGTGGATTGATTACACAGTATGTAATCCCTCCTGAACTGTTCGCTGCTGGTTATGTGTATGCTCGTTTGCACGTTGCTGCTGACGTAAATACTGAAAAAGTAACAGCTATCGCACACGTTCTAGTTTAATTTCCCGGGAGTGGGGTGAGGTTGCTCCTCCCAGCCTTGCCCCACATTAAAAAACAATAAAAGGAATAAATATGAGTTGGTCAGAAACTACATTATCAACTACAGCTTCACTTGAAAAGATAGAAAGAGAAATCAATGAGCTTATTCAGAGTTCAGGAAATGAATATTTTGCAGCAAGTATCAATATGGCTACATCCGCTATTACAGATTCAGTTGACTGCAAGGGTGGTATGATAGAAATAGTTGGTAAAGTAGTTGAAGCTATCACTATCAAAGATGGAGAATCAATTTCTATATCCGTAGAACATTCTCAGGATGATGATACTTTTACTCAAATCAATAATGCAAATGTTGTTTATACACAGACAGCTTCTGGCTCAGATGTTATTATTCCTATTAATACAATTATTTTTAGATTCGTTGTGCCAACTAGCATTTATGATTATATCAGATTTGTTTCAACAAGCGCAGGAACTAACTCCGGCAGACTTGCTATTTATACTTTATCCAAATGGGAAGATAAAATATCAATCGCAAAAGCTAAACTTAAAAACAGACTAGAGACACATCTTGTTGGACGAGGCTATCGTGATTATGTTAATTATGAAGATGGAGAAGAATTAATTGATATAATAGAAAATCCCGAAACTTTTGCAATAGCATCAGATTATTTAACACTACACTATATATTTAGAGACCTTGCTGTAAAAGAAGATGTTGATTCTATGTATTATGCGAAGCAGCGTGAATACAAAAAAGACTATGAAGAAGAATTTGCCGAAGCTGTAAGACGTATTAATTATGATTTTGATCAAGATTCAACAGTAGATAAATACAAAGCAGATGACACACCAAAACTATTATTATGAGTTTTAAAATAATATCTAAACCTAATTTTAGGAAGCTGGCAAAGGATATATCCATTAAGAACGATGATATGTATAAGTTTGCTTTAGATTTACGTTCTGATATATTAGACCGCATCAAGTCAGGTGAAGATATTAAGAACAATCCATTTGCCCCATATTCACGAGCAACACTTGAGCAAAAAAGAAAGCTAAATAAATCTACTACAGTTAATATGGAAGATTCTGGTGACATGTTAGAAGGATTCCAAGTTTTAAAAGCAGCAAAGAATGTAGCAGAAATTGGATTGACGCTACATAAAAAAATAGGTTATTTCCATCAACAAGGACATGGCAGATTAAAAACTAGAGCATGGTTTGGTGTCGATAAACGAAACGAAAAGAAATATAAAATAAGGTTTGAGAAAATTATAGGTAAAAAAATAGATAGGTGGTTGTCTCAATGATTAACGAACAAATAATTATTATTAATAAGATAAAAGAAAAGCTCATTGCAGCTAATTTCACCATAGGCGACTACCCTTTTGATGTTGATAAATATGCAAGAGCTGATTGGGATAGAGTAGTATTGATTCAAGATGGTGATGAAGATATAGCTGATATTCAGCGTAACGGATCAGTCACAAAGGATTACGCAATATCTCTATGGTTATACTCAAATAATAAAAAACAACAGATTACACACATTTTAGACTTGCAGGCAGAAGTTGAAAGCATTATGATGCCGTTCACTGATCTAACACTATACGGAACTGCTGAATGTGTTTTATTCGTTAATGTGGAAAAAGGTGAATACCTGGAAGATTTTACCGGGTATGAGCCAGGGTATCTAGGCAATCAAACATGCAGAAAAATCAACTACACAATTAAAATGCGACAAATGAGGTAAATATGCGAATACGTATTAAAGATGAAATCAAACCACGAGAAATCAGATGTGGAAATTATATAAGACGAGTTAGACCCGGCATGGAATTAAGCATCAAGCAAGAATTTTGGGGTGTATTTAAAGACATTGCAATTAAAATAATAAAGGAAAAGGAGAACGCAAATGGCGAATAGAAATGGTAATAATCCCGTCAATATGGTGGCGCAAGAATCCGTTTTCGGAACTATCAATAAAACAATAGAATACAAACACGCAGATACGTTAAATATCAAAAAAGTAGTAAACAGCGTGGATATTCCGCAGAAAACAGGAACCAAAGAGCCTAAAGCTAAACAATCAGCGGCAGGATATGAAGCTGTAGAAGTAACACTTGAAGGTGTATTGACCGCTAATCATGAATGGCTGTGGGAATCTTTGAGCGGTGATTCTGCTTCTCCTTATGTATTAGCGTCTAATGTTATACCATCTTATTCATTATTCAACTATTGGAACGACGCAACTACTCAGCATTATGATGTAGCTTATGGCTGCAAGATGACTG